GCTCTCTAGGCCCTTGCCGATCCTCGCGCCGAGGTCCTTGCCGAGCTTCTCACCGACCGGGAGGACGCCCTTGCCGAGCTCGTCGCCGAGCTTCTCCCCGGCGCCTGGTTCGAGGCCGAGCCCCACCAGGATGTTCATCAACCCAACTTCCAGTGCCACTACGCCTCACCTCCCTCGCGGACGACCTTGACCTGCAGGCCGGCTTGCCTGAGCAGGTCCCGCATACGAGTGCCGCGCGGCGCGGCCCTCTCTTGCTCCTGCCACGGTCGCGGTATCTGGATAGGCTTGGGCGGCTTGGTGCCCTTCTTGCTGTTGGCCATCAGGAACGCGCGACGCAGACTGTCGAGCACCTCGATGTTCAGGGCGAGCAGCTCACGTTCCTCCGACCACGACCGGCCCATCGAACGCCAGAGCGCCGCGTCAGGTGGCAGCCAATGGATGAGCGCCGCGACGCGACGGAACCCGACCGGGTGCGGACCGTAGAGGTCAGCGCCGAGGTCTCGACCGTAGAAGCGGAGCCAGTCGGCCTCCAGTGCGTCCCAGTGCTGGTGGACCGCCCGGACGGTTCCGGTTAGGCTTTTCCCTCGTCGCCTGCTCCGTAGAGCTCGCCGACGTGCTTGACGACCACGACGATGTCGGCCAGCGTCGGCTGGTGTCCCTTGAATTCTTCCCAACGATCCCCGAGGAGCAGGGCGATGCCACGCAGCGCAGCCGTTGCGTCGCCAGAGGCGGCAGCCTCCGCGATGCTCCAGGGAAGCTCGACCGGCAGCTGCCAGTCCTTCCCGGCGAACCGGATGACGGGAGCCTCCTGCTGAGCTTCTGCTCTGGCGAGGCGGGCAGCGTCGAGGTCGATGACGCGGCCCACGGTCAGCTACCTGCTGGCTCGAGGCCCGGGTCGTTCGAGATGAGCGACCAGGCAGCGGTCGTCTCGTCGTCGGAGAGGATCGAGAAGGTCACCGGCAGGTCGGCAGCCGAGCTGCGGGTGATGTTGGTCTCCACGCTTTCGGTCACCACGCCACGCGGCACGCAGAGGCGGTAGTCCTTGTCACCGTCACGCCACTCCACGACCATCGCGCGCTCAAAGAGCGCGTCACCGGCTGCGGGCGGGGTGTAGGTGTAGACGCCGCCGGCCTCGGTCACTTCGCCACCGCCGAACGCGAGGAGGAGCGTCGCCTCACGCCACTCGCGGAGCGCGAAGCTCAGGTCGAGCGAACGTCCCGTCACCAGACGGCGCACCGGGTAGAAACTCTGGAAGGCGCCGACCTCAGCCGTCTCCACGCCTGCGGAGATGGTGATGCCGTCCTCGGAAATGTAGCCGACTTCTTCGAACGCAGCGTTGAGTGCGCCGGCGATGTTGGTGGGCATCGTGGTGCCGGTCGGCGCAATGTAGATGGTTCCGCCGGAACCGACGAGGACGTTGTCTGGGTTAGCTGCCATTGTTTGCTCCTGTATTGGGGTGGACTGTCAGGCTCACGGTTGTGAGATACCTGGCGGCCCCCGTCTCCGGATCAGGGCTCCAGACGATGCCGGTGTCCTGGTCGGTGGCGGTGACCACTCCGTCCTCGACGAGTGCGCCGTCCAGTCCGCCCTCCACGGAAGCGATGGCTGCTGCGATGGCGTCCCAGGCCTCGTCTTTCGTCGAGCCCCACGCCTCGAGCCCGAGCCGGACGTCGTAGAGCCAGGAGCGCACCCGGACGGTCCCACCGATGAGGCTGACCCGGATGCGTGGCAGGCCGGCGTTCGCCGGGAGCTCTGTGCTCACCCGGTTCGAGCCGATGACGGCGGTGAGCTCAGCGTCGCCCAGCAGGTGCTGCACCAGGAGCCGCTCGACGTTCGGGACGCTCACGCCTGGCCTCCGTCCTCGTCAGGGGTGAACGTGCCGGTGCGCTCACCGGCGATGCGGACCGCATAGTGGCCGCGCGCCTTGCGCCACTCTTCGAGGTTCTGTCGGACGACGTTGCCCCGGTAGGTGACCTCAGCCTCGACCCCCTGCTTGCGGAAGCTCTCGAGCGCCCGGGTGAAGATGAAAGACGGGTTCCGTGCCAGGGACCCGAACTCGATGATCCACGACTTCCACGACCGGCTCACGATGATGGCGACCGAGCCGTCATAGGCGCCGCCGTCCAAGTCGCCCTTCGTGTCAGCGTCCAGGAACTTCGAACTGAACGCCACCTGCCCGGCCTTCTTGCGCTTGGCGTAGCCGCGCGCGAACTCCTGGCGAGCCTGACGTGCCGGGACCAGCAGCACGTCGATCCCGTCGTGGTAGTCGCCGGTGTCGTAGGCGTCCTGCTTGGCGAGACGTTGCGCCTCAGCCTTCAGCTCGTCGGCGACGGCCTGCAGCGCGTCGCGCACCTGCGTCGAACGTGAGATGCCCTTCCAGACCTGGTCGTAGTCCAGGCTCAGCTTGGCCTTCTTCTCAGCCATCAGAGCACCACCCGGCGCAGCGGAACCTCGAGATGATGGACGCCGACCGTGTTGCGACGTGCGACCGGCTGGCCGGTCACCTCCCACGTCTCCCCGTCCACCTCGACCCGGTCCAGCGCGGTGAGCTCAGCGGACGCCTCGACGAAGAGGGTAGCGCGCCGGTCGATGCTGTCCTGGTTGAGGGTCGTCTCCGATCCTCCCTGGTCATCGAGACGGCACGGCAGCGCCTCGTGGACCTCATCCCACTCGACGACCGTGTTGCCGTAGTCATCGAACCCGTCCGGGGTGAGCCTGGTCACCACGGCAGTGTTGATGAGAAGCGACCGGAAGCTCACGCCCACCGCCGGTAGGCGTCCAGCATCATCAGCTCGGCAGCCTGAAGGGACGGCCCACCGTTCCCAGAGTAGGTCACCGAGTAGGCACCCATGCTCTCTTGGCGGACCGTGAGCGGGGTGGCGTAGATGCGACCGGCGAGAGCGGCGACGACTGCGACGATGAGCGCCGGAACGGTCGCATAGCCGTGCGAGTAGGTCACCTCAACGGAACGCAGCGCGACCGGCCACGTGCCGGATCGTCGCAGTTCCCCGGTGCGGCTCCACTCGTAGTCCTCCACGTCGAGCACCTCACCGTCAACGGTCACGGACGCGACGTCGGTGACCGGGTAGGACGGCAGCAGCAGCACCTTCGTCCCCGACCCATCCAGGACGACCTCCTCATCCTCGACGAGCTCGACCGGGTAGCCCAGGTAGCCCTCGACGACGGCGGACGCCTGCTCGAGCGCGGCGAGCGCATAGACGTCTTCGTCGTCGATCTCGCGGTGAAGGACGGCCTCCAAGTCAGCTATCGTCGCCAGGCTCATCGGCCACCTCCTGCGTTTTCTTCGTCTTCTTCCCGGCCTTCTTCACGGCCTTCGGCTTGACGGCCTTGTTGTGCGCAGGCTCGAACCCGTAGCGGGCGGCCTCTTCGGGTGTCATCCTGAGGACGACGCCGGGGCGGACCTGGACTGCGATGAGCGGTGAGCGTGCCATAGTCTGACGAGTGCGCCGACGCGACGACCGGGCAGAACGAGAGAAGCCCCCAGCCCTTTCGGACCGGGGGCTTCTAGCTCGTCAGAGCGTCAGGCTCAGGAGCCGGCGGTGAGGTCAGCGATCGCGAACTTCGCGGGCTGCATCACGCCGAACGTTCCGCGCCAGGAAGCCACGACTGCAGTCAGACCTTTCGTCGCGAAATCGCTGTGCTGTGGGTGCAGAGCCACCGAGATCGGCGCACGCTCGAAGAGCATACCCTGCGACCACTCACCGACTACGCACTGGCCCTCAGGCATCGCCACTGACGCGATGCGAGGAATGCCCCACACTGTCGGAGTGACGTTGGCTGCTGGCCCACCGAAATAGAACGTGCCAGACTCGGAGAGCAAGTCCAGCTGCTCCATGTCTGCCGGGTTCATCACGACTGCCAAAGCGCCACGAGCGTTGCCCGTATAGCGCACGGCGGTGATGGCTTTCCTGATGGTGGTGAGCAGGTCGGTCTCGAACGCGACCGACTGCGTGCCGGAAACTTCGAGGATGCCCTCGATGGTTTCGCCGGTGCCGTCGCCGCTGACGATCTCGTCCTCGACCGCTTCCAGGATGCCGGAGCGGAGGAACGCGTCCACCAGGCCAGCGAGCTGGCTGGCATCGGCGAGCGCACGGTTCGAGACAGGCAAGAACGCCCTGAAATCTCTCACTGGGATGCTCACCTTCTCGAACTTCATGGTACTCTCGGTTGGAGCGTTGCCTTCGGCGACGCCTGCCGAGTTGTTCACTGACTGGCCTCCGCCATAGTAGAGAACGCGTGCCAAATCGACGACGTCAGTGTTGACGCGGGTGGCCGAGAGCTGCGCGAGCACGCTGTTCTCGCGAGCGTAGGACGCGTCAGCACCCGGGACGCGGTAAGCGTCGATGAGGGTGCCGGCGTAGTCATCCGACGCGCCAGTGATCGTGGCCTTCATACCGGCGACCGGCACGAACGGGCTGTTGGTGACGCTGCGGCCATCGAACGAACCCTGCGACGTCGCGGCTGCGTGCCACGACTTGAACGCCGGATCGTTGACGAGACGCTCGCCTGCCGTCTTGCCCTTCGGGGCGTCGATTTCAGGCTTCACGTTGCCGAGCTCGGCACCGAGGGTCTCGACGGCAGAGCGGAGCTCGGCGTCGGCCTTCAGAGCCTTCGCACCTGCGAGCGCCTGCTCGACGGTTGCGCGCTCGGCGTCAGTCAGTGGGCGACCTTCAGCAGCGGCTTCCGCTGCGATGGTCTTGGCTTCGTTGATGAGGTTCTTCATTGGGGTTTCTCTCCTGTGAGGGTTGGCTTGCGGTTATCGTGTTGCCACGGATGCTCGCCCCGTTCCTCGATCTTGGCCTTGCGGCTCCTCGACCTTGACTGGCTGGCCCGTTGTGGACGCTGTGACGAGTGCGGGCGGCGTGGATGTTTTCCACGCCAGCGGCTCACGCGAGCTCGTCGAGCTCCAGAAGCGCGAGGACGGCGACCGGGTCGACCCCGGTGGCGGCAGCCTCGGCGACTTCTTCGGCCTCGTCGGTGCTGCCAGGCTTGGCGGCCTTCTCGCCGGCGTCGCCCAGGGTGCCGAGCACCTCGTCGAGCAAGCCGACGGCCTCACGGATGCGGCCCTCGTTCTTCGATGAGAGCACGCGCCCGGCCTTCGCGCCGGTCGTCGCAGCTGCGGCCTCGGCTTCGACCTCTTCTTCGGCGACGACCTCAGCGGGTGCCTCGGCTGCGGTCAGCTCAGAGAAGCGGAACCCGGTGAAAAGGTCGGTCGGTTCAGCGCCGTTTTCGTCTTGCTCGTAGATGCGCACCATTGCGAGCGGATCGTCAGCGGTCGCAGCCAGGGAGAGCGGGTCGCCCTCAACGCCGAACTCGCCTTCGGTCATCACGTATTCTACGCGACCGTAACCACCCTCCCACGTGACGAAATCGCCGAGGTCGAGTTCGCCCGGCTCAGCCTTCTGGCCGAGCGCCGAGCGGACGTTCACCAACTGCGTCGCGGGATTGGCCCCTTTGAGCGTTGGGCCAGCCTCGAGAATGTGGACCTCGGTGAGCTCGTTCACGCCATCCTTGCCGGGGCGCTGCTTGATGACGTCGTAGGCGAAGCTGAACTCTGTCACGACGCCTTCCTTGAGCAGCGTCTTTATGTGCTGCGCGGTCTGCGTGTCGAAGAGGGACGCGCGCACCAGCAGGCCATCGTCGGTCTCCTCGGCGTCGAGCACCTTGCCTATGTAGGCGTTCGGGTCGGCCCACTGATGCGACCAGACGAACGGGATGCTGCGCCCGGCTTCCTTGATCGCGGCGAGGCTCTTGGCGAACGCGCCCTTCATCACACGATCCCCAACCAGGTCCTCGTTGCCGAAGACGCTGACGAGCGCGGTCACCTCGCCGTTCGGCGCATCGGTGGCTGCGGCCTTGACTTGGAACGTGGCGGCGGCGGACTTCTGCTGGAGCTTCACCCGGGGACGAGTGCGCCTGGCCTTGACCGTCTCACGCTGCTCGCTGCGTTCCTCGGCACGGTCAGCGCGACGCACCAGCGCCTCGGCCCACGTGCGCCCGGGATCGCCACCCCAGAGCGCCCAGGCGATGCGACCGGCGGATGGGTAGCCGTCCTGGTCCGGGCTCCACCCTTCGCCCTGCTTGTCGACCTCGTGCCGGGCGAAGTAGGAGACCATACGGCGGACCGTGTCCTCGGAGAGGTTCTCCCCGTTCGCGATGTCCCGGGCACGCGCCACGCCGACGGCGGTGCCGCCCCGGTTGTATTCGCGACGCCACTCGAGGCCACGCTCGGCTTCCTCACGTGCGCCTTGCGGCGGTCTCCGGTCGTCCTGCATCTGCTTCGCGGCACGCTCACCGCCCGGCTCGATGTCCTCAGCGAGGCTCAGTGCGACCATTTGGTCGATGGCCTCCTGGCGGGTGCGGTGGCAGCCCATCACCTCGCCGTCTTCCTTCTCGACGGCCCAGCCTGAGCAGTCCGGGTTCTGGTTGCTGACGAAGTAAGGCACGTCAGACGCCCCAGTCTATCAAGCACTGGCATTGGGCGCTCTCCTCGGCGCCGGCTTCATAATCGCCCGGGAACCGAGCACCGTTCGGGAACGTTTCGTTCCTGGCGACGGTGCGACCGTTTAGCGCAGCGTGCGAGCTGCGCGGGTTGCTCGACGTCGTGACCCACGTCTTCTCTGGCAGGTCAGCAGCGGCGGCAGCTTCGGAGCGGGCGAACTCGCCGACGCTCGTGGCGAGCGACGCAGCGATGCTCAGCGCGGTCCCGTCGATGATCGTGTCGAAGAGGTCCTCGACGTCCTCGGCCTCCACCTCGTCATCCTCCAGGAGGGTGTCGAGCCGCTCGAACGTTGCCTCGTTGAACGACGCCGCCATCGACCCGGCGATGGTGTCGAAGTATTCCTCGGCGTTGTCAGGGTCCCAGTCGGCGACCGTCGCAGCCATCCGCCGGGCGAGCTTCTTGATTTCAGGCTTGAGGTCGGCGGCCAGCTCAGCGGTGAACCGTTCCGGGTTGAAGACGTCCTCGGCGGTGGCCTTGACCTTGCTCTTGGCTTTCGCGCCGAGCTTCGAGACGACCGACCGGCTCTGACGCTTCAGCGTCGCGCTGAGCGCAGCGTGGAACTCCTCCGACGCAGCGGTGCGCTCACGCTGGATGCGACGCTGCCGGGCAAGCTTCGCGTGGTCCGGCTTCGCGTCGGCTTTCCCGTCGTCACTTTTGCCGTGCGCGCAGGTGTCGGCTTTCCCGACCGGATCGCTCGAGGCGGCGCCGGCGAGGATGCGCTCGTCAGAGACGCTGTCCTGCGGGCTCGCCTGGCCCCCGGTGATGACGTTTAGCGGCGTGACGAGCTCGTCGCCACCGGCGATGGGTGCGAGGTTCAAACGTGCGCGTGCTTCGTTGCGAGAGAGATACGGCGCACCGACCGACGCCTGGAGGACGGCGGCCTGCTCGACGAACGACCCGGCGAGCTTCGCGCCGATGTTGAACTCGAGGTAGGTGTCCTCGGGAACGTCGAACTCGGGGACGAGCTGCTGCTCGAGCCCCTCCTGGATGCGCACCAGCCACGGCGCGAGGCAGTCGGTGTAGAGCTGCCGGTGCTGCTCAGAGAGGCTCGCGTAGTTAGGGTTGCCGAGACCGAGCAGGCCGACCGGGATGCCGTAGGCCGTGGCGACGACTTCCCGGGAGAGCTGGAAGCTCTCGAGGTATTGCGCGTCACGCATCGACGAGGAGATCGGGCGGTAGGTCATCCCTTCCTCCAGGACGACGGTGCGACCGCTGGATGCGACGCCGGTGTAGCCGGCCTCGAAGTCGGCACGGAACCGGGCACGCGCCTCCGGGCTCCAGTTAGGCGCAGTCGGCGGACGCTCGATCACCCCACCCAAGCGGGCGCTATTGCTCCAGAACTTTTCGCGATACCTGCCAGCGGCGGCCTGCTCAGCGAGCACGCGGCGCAACGTTTCGATGGGTGAGAGACCCCGGCGCGGGTCCGACGGATGATAACCGTGGATGGCGATGACTTGGTCACGCCTGAAGTCGACGAACCCGGTCGTGCCCTTCACCCGGTAGGCGTCAGGCACCAGCCAGTTTTCGCCGATGAGCTCGACCGACGCCGGAGGGATGCGCACCAGGGCGATGCGGCCCTCGTCGCTGCGGACCTTGACGGCGTAGTATTCGTCGTAGATGGCGAGGTCCTTGACGAGCGCCTCGAGCCAGGAACTGCGGGTGACGTTGACGTCGGGACGTTCGAGCGTCTCCGTCAGCGGGACGCCGGTCAGCCGTTCGCGCTCGAGGTCGTCGAGACGAACGTAGGCGTGGATGGGGAGCTGCGCGATGTTCCGTGCGAGGAAATCGATCGCTGAGCGGAGCTCAGGCTGCTGCTTGTAGATGTCCTCGTAGCTGAGCGTGGTGCTGTCATAGAGCGCAGCAGCGAAGACGGAGAAGCCGGCGTTTTCGCGCTTGGAGATCGCGACGAGCCCGGAGGACGACTGGACGACGGCCACGGTCAGCTCCCGAGCACCTGGACGAACTCGACCTGCGAACGCTCGACGACGACGGTGCCCTCGACGGGCACGACGCGGTCCTCCTCGAGGAGCTCAGCGTTTCGCAGCACGACGAGCGGGCCGCGCAGCTCGAACACGACGCCCCGGAAGGATCGCCCTGTGGTCAGGTTGAGGATGACCCGGCGACCGAAGAGAAGACGGCGGCGCCCATTCACACGTTCACCTTCACATAGACCGCGACGCCGATCGGGTTGGTCGGCGGCGTCGGCAGCGAATACGTAGCCGGCAGAGCAGTGCCGGGCGCACCCGCATACCCGAAGCACGCGGCCCACGCGTTAGAGATCAGACCGTAGTCCGAGTAGGGCTGCTGGTGCGTTGCGTAGTTGATGAGCGTGGGAACCGTTCCCGAGTGACTGGCGGCGCAGACGACCCAGAAAGGCTCACCCGCTGAGACGTTCACCACGTCGCCGCCAGTTAGCGCGATACCCTTGAACCCAGCGGTCGCGTTCTGCGCTATCGAGACGGTCCCGGCATCCCTCGCCAACGCACCCGGCAAGCCGGAGCCGTTGTCACGATAAATCCCCAGCCGGTAGGTGTAGGTCGTGGCGTTGGTGTAAGTCGCGTTCAGGTACACGGCGAGCTCGTCGATCTCGACGTCGCGGTCGAAAATGATACGCGCGACGCTGCCGACGTTGGCACTGGGGACTGCGGTCAGGATGGTCCCCAGGGTCGCATAGCGGCGACCGTCGATGGGTGTCTGCGCGTTCGCGCTATCTGAACGCGGCCCGGGTGCGCTGTAGATGCTGTCAGTCATCAGGGGACCAGCAGCACTCGGACGTCGGCGGTATTGCTCGAGGCGCAGCGCGCGTAGAGCTTCCCGTGATGGCGGATGGAGATGCTGCGCGACGCGTTCGCCGGCAACGGGATGCCGGTGCTGGTGGTGACGTCCGACGCGCCCAGGAAGCAGGTGCTCGGTCCTGCGTTGAAGATTTCGTAGGTCACCCGCCCATCCTCGGCTCGGCCCGTCGGGGTTGTCTCGTCGTCGATGACCAGCACGGCTGTGCTGGAGACCGAGACTGCGCTGGTGCTTGGGTTGATGCTCATCAGATGACCTCCACGCCTCTGTCTTCGTATACGGATCGTCCTGAACCTCGTGAACCGGCAAGCATCGCCGCGTTGAGCGCCATAACGAGCGCCATCAGACCGTCGATGCGTGCGGTGCTCTTGCTTTTTGAGGGCTTGAGGTTGCCAGCACTATCTGTCACAACGAGTGCGGCGCTCGCGTGACTGCGCAAAACTGCGTGCCCCCCGTGTCGGAGCTTCCCGGAAAGCACCAGGCGCTCGAGCTCCTTGGTTGGCGCCGAAAGCGTCGCGAACCCTTGCCGGGTCGCCACGCAACTCATCCCCTCCCCGCTCAGCTCAGTGATCAGGCCTGTCGCCCCCCACGGGTCGTAGGCGAGTTGGAACCCGCCGCGCTCATCGGCCAGGTCCAGGATGCGCTGCTTGATGTAGGCGTAGTCCACCACGTTCCCGGGTGTCAGCTGGACGAGACCGGCGGCAGCCCAGTCCCGGTAGGGCAGACGGTCCCGGCGCTCGCGCTCGAGGATGTCAGCCTCCGGCAGCCAAAAGAACGGCTCGACGTCGAACCCTCCGTCGTCGTCCGGACGCACCAGCACCAGCGCCGAGATGTCGGTGGTCGTCGAGAGGTCGAGGCCAGCGTAGCAGACCTGCCCCTTCTCCACCGGGCGGACCGGATCGGCGCAGGTATCCCACGCCGCCGGGTCAAGCCACCGGCTCACCTCCTGGGTCCAGATGTTCAGGTGCAGCTGCCGGAACGTTGTCTGCCGGGCCGGGCTCACTTGAGCACGCGCCACTTCTTCGCGCAGGTAATCCTCCGAAATCGTCGCACCGAGACTTGGGTTAGCTTTTGGCCAAATCGTCGGGTCCTGCCAATCGTCGTCCGGCTCGGCGGCATAGATGACGCCGAGCAGGTAGGGGTCCTCGAGCAGACCGGCGGCGACTTGCTCGGTGTAGGAGTGGAGTTCCCATCCGATGCTATGGGGGTCGTAAACTCCAGCGGTGGTTATGCCCATAACGATGGGCTGCGCACGTGCGCCGGTCGACGTCGCCAGGACGTCCCAGAGTTCACGGTCGCGGTGCGCGTGGACCTCGTCGATGATGGCGACCGAACAGTTCAACCCATGCTGACTCGAGGCGTCCGCACTGACGGCACGCAAGATGCCGCCACTTGCTGAATGCTCAATGTAGGAGCGCACCGGGCGGCAACGCTTGGCAAGCGCCGGCGACGCCAGCGCTATCTTGCGGCAGAGCTCGAAGCAGAGCCGCGCTTGGTTGCGATCCCGGGCGCCGATGATAACCTGCGGCGCAGCTTCACCGTCGGCGACGAGACCGTAGAGCGCGATGCCTGCGGCCAGCGTAGTCTTGGCGTTTTTCCTACCGACCTCCACCCAAACGGTCCGATACAGCCGCGTGCCGTCGGCGCGCTTGTAGCCGTAAAGTGGGCGCACGATTTCGTATTCCATCCACGGCAACAGTTCCCACTTCTGACCAGCACCACGACCTTCGACGAGTCGCAACAGGCCGAAAAAATCTACGGCACGTTGCGCGGCAACTTCGTCATACCACGCGCCTTCGGGGAGGTTCAAGCCGGCTGTGGTGACGCTTGGTTTAGTCCAGGAGATCTCGCTCACCGGCGGTCTCCTGCTCGACGCTCAAGCGCGTCCGCGATGATGGTGTCAAACCCAACTCACTGGCGAACTGACGAATCTGCTGTGCGCAGTCGCGCTGAACACGCACGGCTGGGTTCGTTACTACTCCGTCTCGCCGGCCTTTGATCAGCACACCAGAACGGTCCACCAGTTCGCTTGCTCGTTGGTAGTTCACGACGGCGTTGGCATACGCTGCGATGATGTCCGCATCGGCGGCGTAAAGCAGGTCCATCGCTTCCAGCTGCTTGGTCGTTCTACGCCACACTGCTTTCGCATCGTCGCTGAGCCAGTCAGGGCATTTTGGTTTCTGCTTTTTCGGTTTCGGCTCGGCTGTGTTGATCCGGTCCTTGCGATCACCACGCACGATGCGCAGATGCGTCGGTGTTGGGGCTGGTCCTGGTCGCGTCAACTTTTCACCTGCAATGCTCCGCCAGCGATGACCTTGCCTGCTTCTACGTTTCCCGGGCCGACGTAACGGAAACCTGCTGTCAACCTGTCCCACGCGTTCGTTCGTTTTCCGATCTTGGTCGCTATCGGGTTTAGACCGGTTGCGCGTGCCAACGCCCAGACTTTCGACTTGTTCAGCGAACGCACGAAACCCGGATGGGACGTGGTGATGTAGACTTTCTTTCCGCACGCAGTCAACGCGGCGGCCATCAAGTCAGACAACACAGTCCCAAGACCGAGACCTTGATAGTCGGGAAGGATGACGACGCGCGAAAGCCGCCAGGCGTTGTTCACGCTGCCGGTCACCAACGTCGCAGCAGCGATGAGGCCAACAGGCTGGCCATCTATCTTGCCTAGCATCACGCGTGCGTTGTTCGGTATCGTGTGACTCAAGTAGTGATGACGAGCGAAGAGCGGCCAGTCCGCTGTGCTCCCTTTGACGATTTCGACTTCGACCTGGGGACGGGGTTGAACCGACCTCCAGGTGAACTCGCCCGTGCCGGGTTGATACACCCAGTC